GTCAGTTAGCCATGGTGAGGACAGTTCAAGGATGCGTCCTTTCCCGCCGAACTGAGCAATGGCAGGAGAGAGTGCGTCATAGATGCCACGACCTCCACTGTTTGCGTCGCCTTCAGTGGCAAAAGCAAGTTCGTCAAACACTGCTCCGGCACAAGCAAGACCACGAGCAGCACGGCCTGATGTAGGGATGGCCTTAAACACGCAATTGTTGCTTAGTTCAATGATGTCGGCAGTTTCGCGGACAATTTCTTGAGCAAAAGGGCTTTCAATGATTAGTTGACGGATGTTATTGAGGGCGATGCGGGCCTGGTCTTGACTGTTTGCCACTGTCACCACATACCATCGCTCCCCCTTTCGTACCTTACGTCGATATTCTTCTTCAAGGACGAAGCACATATAAATACATGCCACTGCGGCCATTAATGTTTTGCCGCTTCTTCGTCCCAATGCCCACACTGCATGCGATTTTCCTGGCTGAAAAAAATCATCCAGAATACGAGCTTGAGCTGGATAAAGTTCTAAGCCAAGAGCGTGTTTTGCAAATTGACTACAGGTAAGATTCATTTGTATTTCAACAGAGACAAAGATGATAGTTCAGTTTTAGGAACGAAATAAGCAGGGCGTCCACCCGCTGGATCTTTCTTCCATTGCTCCTTCATCGCATCGGCAGCTTTTATCCAGCCATGGATGAGCGTAATGCGGTTTTCAATTGTGACAAGCACCAATATCTTATCTGGACTTTCGTCAAGTTGCACTATCAAATCGTAGTAATGCTTAGAGCGAGTTTTAATGTCAATGTTGGGAGGAAGATCAAAAGAGCCGCGCTTTGCTTCTGTTTCCTGATAAAGCTGGTTTTCCATTCCAAGCATGACTGCCACTGCCATTTCTCCTGCAGCTCCGAGCATGTGATAGCGAAGAGCTAGTTCCCCCTTTTCCGCTTTTTCCCCACCATTGTTTCGGCTTTTTCTGCATTGCTGCTCGTTAATAGCCTGCCTGCGAAAGGCTTCAGCGCGAGCACGCTGTCGTTGATCGGGAGTGAAAGCAAATGTGAGAGGCATTAACCAGTCCATGATGGCCAGCTTCTACGACCAATGTATCCAGGAATTAGACTGAAAGCAATACAACATAGCCATCAGCGTTCGTTATGGAAGGCGAAGCAATTGATTTAGGGCATGCCACTGCTGGTGGCATTCGCGCGGACGGCCTTCAAAACGTGCTGATTGGCATGGGCACTGGTCGGGACAAGGCGCAATACACTAAAACCACTGCCACTGTCTTCCTTGCCCAGGAAGAACTGGAAAATCTCTATGGCGAATGGCTTCCCCGCCGCATTGTTGATATCTACGCAGACCAGGCCACGAGAAAGGGCTTTAAAGTGTTGTTTGGTGGTGATGGTGTAAGAGCCGAGGAAGTACAAGGCATTGAGCAAACGATTGAAGACCTCTACATTCTCGAACACCTCAACCTCGCAGCCAAGAACTCCCGCCTTTACGGGGGTGCTTGTCTACTTCTTTTTATTGACGATGGGCGTCCCGCTTACATGCCTGTCGATAAACGCAACATACGTCGTATCGAAGAAATTGAATGCCTTGATCGCTGGCAAATTGCCCCAGTTATCAACGAAGAAAACTTATACGACTATTCAAAAGCCACTTATTATCAGATCATCTCTGGAGATTTAATTAACGAGCCGACGCTTTCTTATATTCACAAAGATAGGATTTTGCGGTTTGATGGTGACTGGCTGCCTTATCGCGTGAGGCAGCGTAACTATGGCTGGGGCATGAGCAGTTTGCAAACTGTTTATGACAGTTTCCGTCATTATTGGACTGGCCTCAATTCTGCTGCCACTCTCCTCACTGAGTTTGATATTTTTGTTCATAAAGTGAGGGGCTTGGCGGCGATGCTTGCCGCTGGCAAAGAAAGCTCCATTCGTGATCGTTTGCAAGTGAACGACATGAGCAAGAGCATTTATCGCGGCTATGCGATTGATGCCGAAAAAGAAGAGCTTGAATTTATTAGTCGTAATTTCGGGGGCATTGGAGAAATCCTTGAAAAGCTGCGCGTAGATATTATTGGCGCCAGCAAAATTCCTCACACTGTGTTATTTGGTGAAAGCCCGAGCGGACTTGGTTCTACGGGGCGTAGTGAAGAGCGTGATTTCGCCAAGATGCTTTCTGATTATCAAAGCGTCCATTTCAAGCGTCCGATGAAGAAACTGATGGAATACATCATGCTGAGCAAGGAGGGTCCAACAAAAGGAGAAATGCCCGATTCATGGCGCATCTCCTTTAATCCATTGTTTGAGCTTAATGAGCGCGAAATGGCTGACGTGCGGGCTCGTGTGGCGGCTGTAGACGGCCGTTACATCCAGTTGGGTGTACTGAGTCCCAAGGAAGTGGCAGATGCCCGTTACGGCGGTTCTGAGTGGAGCATGGAACTCATGCTCGATCCGTCCGTTGTTCGCGAGCTGCCCCAAACTGCAGGTTCCACTCAAGGTGGGGGTGGTTCCACTCAATCTGGGGGTGGAAAGCTAGCAGTGTCGCCAGGCGGTCGCGATCCAATGAACGAAGAGAATGGCACGCTTCCCATGGATGGAAGCCGGGAAGTGGAAGACAGCCGGGAAGACAGCCGGGAAGACAGCCGGGAAGACAGCGCTGGTTTATATCTTCCGCGTGACTTAGAGAAAGTTCGTGGCGACGTAACGTTCACTGACAAAGAGCTGCATTCTCGTGCCGTAAGCGCCGCTAAGGCTAAGTTCAAAGTATGGCCATCTGCTTATGCAAGTGGCTATGTTGTGCAACAGTACAAGCAAATGTACAAGAAAAAGCATGGTTCATTGAGCGGGGCTTTTAAAAGCGATGAAGGTGAGTTGCACGCCGATGATCTTGATAAATGGTTCAAGGAAAAATGGGTGAGGATTGGCGCTAACGGCGAAATTCTTGGGCCTTGCGGTGCTCGTGAAGAAAAAGAAGGCAAGCCCAAATGCCTTCCTCAGGCAAAAGCTCAAGCGATGAGCAAAGAAGAGCGTCAAACCATTGTGCGTCGTAAGCGTGCAGCAGACCCCGATCCCGAGCGGAAAGGACCAGCAAAAATGGTCAGCAGCAAAACAGACGCAATTGAGCCATTGAAAACCAGCGGGCTCATTCTTGCTGATATCGACGAGGCTTCTCTGATTGATGAAGAAGACATTTCCGCTGCATTGACTCAATGGAAAGAAGAAGCGCCCGAGCGTTTCAAGGATATTCTGGAGGCAGAGGATGTCCAGCCTCAATGATCTCTCTCATTTTTCTGAAGCCATTGTTCGTTTTGACGAATCATCCTGGCGTTATGACCCTATTAGTGGTCGGTATCGCGGCGCTAACGGACGTTTTCTCAGCGCTCGCGCAGTGGAAGCACTGGTGGATGGTCGAATTAATAAGCTTGGCGCTGAGCTACGGCGTTTTACACGTATGCTTAGCGCTGGTGATATTACGCTGGACCAATGGCAAGGAAGCGTGAGGGAAGCGCTTAAGCTTGTCCACGTACAGGCAGCAATCATCGGCAATGGTGGACGAGAAACCATGCGGGCAAACGATTGGGGACGCATCGGGCAGCGTCTCCGTGTGGAATATGCTTACTTACAGGGCTTTGCTCGCGATCTTTTGGATGGCCGCGTTTCTAGTGCCATGGCTCTTGCTCGTATCGGGCTGTATGCTCAGAGCGTGCGCGCAAATTACTGGGAAGGAGTTGCGATTCGGACCGAAAAGCAAGGATATAGCTTGATGCGCCGCATTCTTGACTCTCAAGCAAAACACTGTCAAAGCTGCCTTGATTACGCTGCTCGTGGTGTTGTGGCAATTGGTAGCGTCCCGCTCCCTGGTCAACGCTGCGAATGCAGAGCAAATTGCAGGTGTAGCGTTAAATACTTTCGCCAGCAAGCACCGTCTATAATTGTGTGAACCGGCGAGTGCCACCTCCCGGTTCTCGACCAACTCACTGGAGATGAGCTGATGACTAAGTATAGGCAATTGCCGTCAATGGAGCGATTGGCGGAAGTGTTCAGAGTCGATGAAGACGGTCGTCTTTACTGGAAAGCCAAGCCGAATCCAAGTGTTAACGTTTCACGGATTAGCATCGGCCAGCAAATTACAACAACAAATAGCCAAGGATATTTAACTGTTGGCCTTGATGGTGGCACATATCGCGTGCATCGCATTGTTTGGGCATTGATTCACAACGAAGATCCGGGGCAGTTTCAAGTAGACCACATTAATGGAGACAGAACTGACAATCGTCCTTCAAACTTGCGTTTATGTGACAACGGCCAAAATCAGCTTAATTCAAAAATGCGTATAACCAATACCAGCGGGATCCGAGGAGTCCATCTAGTCATGTCTCCAAAAGACAGGCCATGGGCTGCATCCTACAGAAGTAAACATTTAGGCTATTTTGCGACAAAAGAAGATGCCGCAAAGGCAGTCATGGATGCCGTGGGACTATGCGACAACAAGGATTTTTATCAGACACAAGCGTTAGAAATGGTTGATTGAAATGGACGTTTTAGTGGGAAGCACTGGCCTTATTGGACAAGTGTTGCGCGAGGCGCATGGATTTGGCGCCTGCTTCCATTCCAAAAACATTCACGAGGCTCCACTGCTTAAGGAGCCCATTGAAAGGCTGTACTTGGCTTGCATGCCAGCGGAGAAATGGAAAGCAAACGCAGCGCCGCTGGATGATTTCAACAATATGAACAGCATCATTCAAAACATCCGACATCTCCCAAGCCCAGCGGAAGTCATTGTTTATTCAACGATTGACGTGCATGGACAAACTGCCTATTATTCAGGCCGCACGCCTGAGATTTTTGCTATTGATTACGGCACTAATCGCTATATCTTTGAAATGCTTATAAAGGCGACATTCCATGATTCAGTGGTGACAATCATCCGCCTTCCTGCATTGTTTCATCGCCTTATTAAAAAGAATATTCTGTTTGACCTATTAACGAACAACAACGTGGAGAAGATTAATATCAATTCTGCTTATCAATGGTATTGCTTGGATGATTTATGGAAGGACACAAAAAAGGCAATCAGTGGTACTACTAATCAATTTTTCCCTGCTCCCATTGAAACCGCTGAAATTATTCGGCGCTTCTTCCCCGAAGCAAATGTAAGCACTGGTCCTCGTATTGAATACAACATCGGACCACATACGACAACAAGGCATGAGACGATGAAGAAGCTGGAGGCTTTTATCAATGCTTGGAATTAGTGCTATCGGCTGGAAGGATGAGGAAGAGGAGCAAATCTTAAGCGCAAATGCTGGGGCGTTTAACGTGCTAGAAATTATTCCTGCACGCATCTTCGCTCAAAACAAAGACTACGCCGATATCGCGAAAGAATATCGCGAAAGCTATGGGATATGGGCCTATTCGGCGCAGGCTTTATTCTTTCAAAGTAACGTGCAAAGCTTTGAAGACACTGCGGCAGTGTCTGAGCATTTATTGAAAGTGATCAGCCTTGGCTCCCTCATGGGAATCAAGCGTTTCGTGCTGGGAAGCCCCAGCTTGAGAAAGGGAAGTCCTTCCTGCTTGATGAACGTCTTGAAGCGTATGGATGCAGTATTGGACGCGAATGGAGCCATTCTTTGCATCGAGCCTGTAGCAAAATGCTACGGAGGGTCCTATTTCTTTACAGTTAACGAGATTGTCAATCACATTGATTTCTTTAATCTCAAGAATGTTAAGACAATGCTTGATACTAATAATGCTTGGCTTCAAGGCGATAGTCCTAAAAAGCTACTGAATCATTATTGGCCGTACATTGCTCATGTGCATATTAGCGACACAGACAATGGACCACTGCTAAATAAATACGAACACAAACAAATTAAGAGAATGCTTGATGGCATTAACTATGAGGGCGCGATTGTGCGCGAGCTATTCCAGGCTAAAAAGAATATGCGTGACTATCCGCTATTCCGCAGTATCTACGCTTGAGACATGGCTTCTTTTGCCATCTCTTCGATGGCATAGATGCCTTGAATTTTGCCAGTGTAAAAAGACAGCAGATTATCCTGTTGCCTAAAAATGGGAGTGCGTTGAGCGCTAGCATTCTTGCATTTTGCTTTAATTGATACCACGGGAAATGCATATTTAAAATAGTCGTAAAAATCGGGCCAATAGCGCATCACGTGACCTTCAATTAAGTGGCGTCCATAATTCATTTGACCATAGTTTTTATCAAAGCAATTCATTTCTTTTTGCTCAATAATGCCAAGCTTCACGTGGCTTAACGAGAACATTGAAGATCCGTACGGATAGATAGAAAACAGTTCCCCATCAATAAAAGTTAGAGCGCCAAATGGGGGCGTTTTGATGGGACGATAAACAAACATTGCCACTGCTTCAAAATAGTCTCCATTAAGAATTGGTAACAAGGAATTGTTTGTGCAATCAATGACGAAATCATAATCTCGCTTCAACAAGGTAAGCGATTTTTCATTGATTTTTTCCTTCCTCACGATGGGAGCCAGTAGTTCGCCAAAATACTTACCAGTGGCAGTTGGAGAAATATATTTTTCAATGGTATGCAGAAGCAGCGAAGAATAATTAAGAAAACTTGCATCGGCCTCCGCGTGTGGCCAATCTTTAAAAATAAGGCGAATCGTTTCTGCGTCCAACAAGCTTTCGTCTTCTGACACCGCATAGAAATTATTCTGCACGTTTTCCGTTAGATGGCCATAGTCCATCATGAACTGTTCAAACGTATTCCTGCACAACATGCGCGTGGCATGGTTCCTGGCATAGTGATAGCCATAGTGCAATCGGTTCTGATTGATTAATGATGCTTCGGAGATGAGCATTTCATTGCGCTCAAACAAAGTCACATCGGCTTCGTTCATCAAGCGTGAAGCTAAATGGCACCCCGTCCAGCCACCACCAACAATTGCAATCTTGAGCGCCATTAAATATCAATGCAAAGTGTTGGCTGAACTCCCTGCCAATTTGACTTGGCCTTAAACAGGTCCAACTGTGGGAAGTATTCTACGCGGCGAGGCGTGCCGGTTCCATACACATCAGCATGCCCTTGATAGTTCCATTCATCAGCGCCATGCTTATCGGGGTGGTAAAGGCCAGTTGGCGAGTCCTGCAGCTTCCAGAGCATGTAGTCCTCGTTAGGCACTCCCCATTGCTTCCATGCTTGCAATGCCTGTGGCGAGCTGTCCATGTTTTTAATCGCCGTGAGGCGGTCTTTGTGGCGCATGAGATAGTCCATGCTGTAAAGGCCGATGCTCATTGATGGCGTGTGCTTCATTGCCACCTTTTCAAAAGCTTCTGGCGGCTCGTAGACGAGGCTTTTAAATGCTGGTCCCGCAATGCATGTGTCATGAAGCAGGAACCAAAACGGGCTTGTGAGATTGTGTTCGACAATTTCAATGAGGGGCGTATATTCAAATGAATTCTGAGGGGTGCAAATCATTGGCACATCTCCATAGTGATCAATGCGCCAATTTTCTTGTCCACCATTGACAATCAAAATTTCGTTGGTGCCAATCCCAGCGCGAGTTAGGGAAGGGATGATTGTTTTAAGCGTATGGGCGGCGAACTTGTTACAGGTGCTAATGCAAAAACGCACAGAAGATGGTGGCAGCATGATTTTCCCCGTGTGCCGTCAGTATAGAAGCTGTTTATGATGACGAAGATTTATAGGCAGTTATGGCACGTATTCTTTACTGCGGCGACGCGGCGGTGCAAACGGGGTTTGGGAGGGTAGCCGAATACTTGATTCCGGCATTGTCGAGAGAGCACGAAGTTCATGTGATGGCAACAAACTGGCACGGAGACTCTTGTGATATGCAGCAGTATTGCAAGATGTATCCAGCCATGGCGCATGGCCAGGATCCGTTTGGTTCTCATCGTATTTCGTCCGTTATTCAAGCCGTCAAGCCTGATCTGGTGTGGGTGACAAACGATATTTGGATTGCTATCAATTTATGGCAGCAGGCGAAGCCGCTCAAGGAGAAGATGGGCTTCAAATGGTTTGTCTACACTCCCATTGATTCTTACGGTCTATTTCCTGAGCTGAAAGCTCAAATGGAAGATTGGGACGGTCTTGCCACTTATACGCAATTCGCCGAAAAAGAACTGCGCTTGATGGGCTACGACAAGCCTATTGATATTATTGGCCATGGCACTGACTTCGAGAAATTCTTTCCGCTCGACAAACAACAATGCAGGAAAGAGCTTGGCGTGCCAGAAGACGTATTTATTGTCTTTAATGGCAATAGGAATCAGCCACGAAAGCGTATTGACCTCACGCTCAAAGCATTTATCAAATTTGCCAAAGACAAAGACGATGCGCGTCTGTGGCTAAATATGGGCAGCAAAGACCTGGGATGGGAAGTCATTCCCTTGTTTAAGCGCATTGCTCGCGACGAAGGTTTCGATGCAACAAGCAAGCTTATCTTGACAAGCCCCCATTTCTCCGTAGACAATTGCCTCACTATTGAACAGCTCAACAAGGTGTATAACGCTGCTGACATTGGCATCAACACTTGCATTGGTGAAGGGTGGGGCCTAGTCAATAGCGAGCATGGTTCCGTTGGTGTGGCGCAAGTTGTGCCTGACCATACGAGCTTGGCTGAGATCTTCGATGAGGTGCCTCGTATTCAATGCAATGCTTCCGAGACTGACCGCAATTATGGTCTTGAGCGTCTGCTTCCTGATCCCGAGAGTGCTGCAGAAATCTTGTCGTATTACTACGAAAACCGCAATGCCCTAAAGAAAGATGGGCAATGGTGTTACAAGCGTCTGCGCGAAGAACCGTTCACTTGGTCTTATATTCAGCAGCAGCTTCTTGACGTGGTGGAACGCACTCTTAATGTAAAACCGCCCGCTCCTGAATTTAAAGGTTTTGGCACTCCCGCAAAAATTGTTTGATCATGCACGTCTCTCAAATCTTTCTGTCCAGTGATCCATCGGAAGAGCTTAGTCCTTTTCTGAAACATGCCACTGGCACCATTGATGCCTGCTTTCCAGATGCAAAGCATAAGATTTATAGCAACGAGGAACTACGTTCTTTCATCGCTGATAACTATGGAGAAGAAGTGGTCTGGGCATATGACACGCTTAAGCCTTTTTCTTACAAAGCGGATCTCGGTCGATTCTGTTTGCTGAACAAGCTTGGTGGCTGGTACTTTGATATTGGCGTGAGGGCTTTTAATGCCGTGGATCTTGGACCACGAATTAAATTCTTGGCATTTCGTGATATTCAGCGCTTCAGTTATACAAGCTGGGCATGTGCTACGACAGTGCTTTATTCCCAGCCAGATAACTCTGCATTGCAAACCGCAATTGAAATGATCGTAGCAAATTGCATTGAACAATACTATGGCATCACTCCATTGTGCCCCACTGGTCCCACGCTGCTTGGGAAAGCTTTGGCAGCAAATGGCAGTCAAGCCGATTTTATCTATGGCGACTACCTTGAGCTAACGCCTACACACGGCCAAAAGAATAGGGCCTTTGTGCTCCCCGATGGCACGATCATGGCGTGGAGTAAGCCTGCTGGCGGTGGCGACTTGACTGGGCTTGGCGCCAAGGGCGTCAACAATTACAATGAGCTGTGGCAAGCCCGTAAGGTGTATGGAGATGGCTGACAGCACCATTTATGCGGTGTGCATCCCAGGAGAGAAGGTGCGGTACACGGCCAGGTCTCGCATTGTTCCCATCATGGGAGGAAGCTATGCGCTGAGCAAGGAAGAGCGCGAAAGTCTTCGCGCCGAAGGCTACGTTTTTGATGATGAAAATGCTGCGCTTTCTCCGTTCAACAATCGCTGGGGAGAGCTTTCTTGCGTTCATTGGATGATTAACAATGCAAAAGAGCCCAATCTTGGTAATGCGCAGTATCGACGCAATTGGCTAGAGCCGGAAGCTGAATGGTACTGCCCAGAAACTTTGTACGTACCAGAACCTGCTCAGTTTTCTTGCACGCTTGAGCAACAGTTCTATGGTGGTCATTCTGCTTTCAATGCGCCAGCAATCACTCGCAAATTAGCAGACGAGGGTAAATGGATTTTTACGCGCGAGGAGATTGATAAGATCTGGGCGCAATCTTCCTTTATTGGCTGCAATATGGCACGCGGGCCAAGGCACTCTTATTTGCGCTTGATGACAACATTGTTTGCTGGGCTTGTCCCAATTTGGCGTGAAAACAAAGAGCATTTTCTTTCCATTGAAGGCTACGACAAGCGTGCAATTGCTTTCATTGCTGAACGCTTAATTACTGGCATGGTCTTATGTAGGGATAGAATCTTGCCGGGCGTAAAAATTGCTACGGCTCCGATAGGATTTATTAATTAATTGCGCTCAAGTTTAATCATGACCACGAAAGAAAAGCAGGCAAAAGTTGCGAAAGTGATGCGTGAATTTAAAGCTGGCACCTTGAAGGGCAGCGATAAAAAGCCTGTGACAAATCGCAAGCAAGCAATTGCCATTGCTCTTTCGGAAGCTGGCATGAGCCGTCAAGGGAAGAGTGATGCCTACTGGGATAATTATTTCATGACTCTCATTGGAGAAGAGGAGGAGGAAGAAGAGGAAGAAGAAGAGGGTATGGAAGAGATGGAGGACGGCTCCTGTGGAAAAAAGCGCTAAGGGGTGATGCCGAAAGCTTTGCCCCTCCTGCCGCCGTACGATCTGCTGCCCGTCGTGGCTTGGAACTACGCAAGAAACATGGGAAAGGAGGCTTGACGACGCAGGAAGCGGGCAAGCAGGGCATCGGAAGCGGCGTTGCTCGTGCAGGCGACTTAGCCGGTGGCAGTAAGATTAGTTTTGCCACAATCAAACGCATGTCTGCATTTTTCTCTCGCCATGAAAAGAATAAAAGTGGCGGCGAAGATGATGCCGGTTACATTGCTTGGCTTCTGTGGGGCGGCGATGCTGGTAGGGCATGGGCGAATCGCATTATTAAGATGGTGGAAAGTCGCAAGAAAGACTCATGAGCGAATACGTACGTGTCATCGAGGAAGAGGATGAAGGTATTGGCGTAATGAAGGCTCTGGCTATTTTGTCGGCGCACGAACATCGCAATACTTCCCTCTGGCGACTTGTTGAGCAGCAGCATTTCAAGAATGGCCGCTTAGAGGAAACGCATATTTTCGTGGAGAATCACTACGAAAAGCCAGATGAGCATTTTACGCCCATCAAAATGCTTGTCTTTGAGGCTGAAGCCATTGCGAAATCCTACGTGATGAGCGGCATCGAAGACCAGCTTCTCGACTTGCAGGACGATGATGATGACGAGGATTGATTATTTGTTTTCCTGATAAATGCCTGTTATCAAGAATTCAACTAATCTTTGCAATAAACGATGGGTAGCCCATTAACCACAGCACGCTAATTCCATAGAGACCACTAAGCGTGCGAATTTGCACGCAATCTGGCGGGGCAGTTCCTTTTTCAATGCGGCAATAGGAACTTTGGCTAATGTGCAGCTCTTTTGCCACGTCATGTTGAGTGAGCCCGGCATTAAGCCGGGCTTCTTTAATGCGACTTGCAATAAGAATACGTGCTTCCTGGTGGGGAAGTTTAAGAGCGTCTGTCGTGCTACGTGCCAAGAACATCACAAGAATTTATTCCGTTTTGCATAAGCTCATAAAGTATAACATTTGCTTCTTGATAAAGTATGAATATGAGCACCATTTCCTGCCGATACGATTTCTCTCCTATTGAGAAATACGAACTCACGCCGGAAGGTTATCTTCGGGCATGGGCTTCTATCGCACGCACTGGCATCCAACACTACACAGATAGTGATGGTTCCATTCGTCGCGAATATCGTCCTGAAACAGAAGTGGCGTCTCCCGATAGTCTTGCTTCGTTTGCGGGCAAGGCCATCACTTCAGAACATCCGCCTGTGCTTCTCGATTCAGAGAATACTAAAGACTATCAAGTGGGCTTTAGTGGCACTGAAGTGGTGTACGACAATGGTTTCGT